ATGCTGCCCGAAGCGTCGTCGGCACGCCGACAGCCAACCGAAGCGGAGCTAGAGGCGCTGGCAGTAGAGTTCGGACACGACGAGGCCTTGGCGCAAAGCGATTTGCGTCGTCAGCAACCCGGCGGCTGGCGTCGGCATATGCACCGCACGGAGGCGGCGCTTGATGCCTTCATGCCGCTGGCAGCGACCAGCGACCACTCGCTTGTCGAGGGTATGGCTTCTGAAATCATTGACGGCATGGGGCTGGACCTTGAACCCGGCACCCCGGCGTACCGCCAGTTTCTCGCCGACCTGAACGCTGCGCGCCTGGCGGCGCTGAAAACCGGCCACGCCCGCGCGCGCGGCGACCTGGAAGCATGCACCGAAAGCCCGCTCGTTGCCCGCGTGCGCCAGCGAGAGCGTGATAAGGCCAAGCCCGGTGAGACGTTGCTAGAGCTGTTTGACCGCTACGCCGACGTGCGGAAGGCAGAGGAAGGGAAGCGTGACGACACGCTCGCCCAAGACCGCAAGGTGATCGAGCAATTCGCGGAGTTCGTGGGCGTCGATCGCGCCGTGGCGTCGATCAAGCCCGAGCACGTCCGTGACTATCGCGACACGATGCGCCAGCTACCGCCGAAGTGGCGCGACCGCGCCGATATGCGGGGTCTGACGATGCGGGAAGCCGCGGAGAAGGCCCGCGCCGCGGACATGCCCCGCATAGCCCTCACGACCATAAACAAGCACCTGTCGACGGTATCGCCGCTGTTCGCATGGCTGATCGAAGAGCGATGGGACCTTACGAACCCCTGCACCGGCTTGTTCTTCAAGCGCGTGAAGGGGAAGAACCCGCGGCCCCCATTCGGCACCGAGCGCCTCAATCAGGTGCTCGCATCGCCCTTGTTCACGGGGTTCGAGGCAGACGGGAAGGAGCACCGCCCTGGCACCGTCATGGCGACCGACTGGCGGCGCTGGATACCCATGCTGTGTCTTTTCACGGGCATGAGGGTAGGGGAGGCTGCGCAGCTCCGCGCCGACGACATATCGCGCCACAAGAGCGGGGCTTGGATGATCGACATCATGCACGCGCCGGATCGTGGACAGACGACGAAGGCGGGACAATCGCGTGCCGCGGTGGCGCATGCCAAGTTGGTCGAAATGGGGTTCATCGACTTCGTGAAGGCCCGCCGTGCTCATGGTGCCGATAGCCGCCTGTTCCCGGAGTTGCTCGCGAACGAACGCGATCAGCTAGGCGCGATGCCTTCGGTGTTCTGGCGCGACTACCTGACCCGGATCGGCGTCAAGTCGGGTGCGGATGGCCTGGGGGCGCATAGCTTCCGGCACGAGCTGGCGGACCGACTGCGCGCGGAGGTTGGGTTGGTTGACGACCAGATCGCCGTCGCCCTGGGGCACGATCAGAAGTCGACCACCGGGGGTTATGGCGCTGTGCGGCAGGGCACCGTGCAGTTCCTGGCGCCGGTGATGCGGCGGGTGCGGTTTGATGGGGTGGTGTTCCCGGCGGTGGGTTAACTGACCCCGTTCAAAAACCGTCGTTGCAAATTAGCGGATAGTCGTCTATTCTATGTGACAGAAAAAGCCCGCCGGCATGAACCGGCGGGCAGGTGCACAAGGAATAAACCAATGAATCGCTTCAATGATCGCCAGTAATGTAGCCTATATCGCTCTGGATGGCAAGCATGTTCTTCGTGTCCAGAGGTATCGGAACCGCCGAGATAAGCTCAAGATAGCCGATGTAGTTATCGATGCGGACGGCAACATAAGTCATCCGCCTATCAAGAACCTCGATTGCTTTGCAAGTCCTATCGAGTTCACTCGGGGCCTCTCGGACAAGCGCGACACATACAAGGGGAAAGAGGGTCCGCCCCGATGGTGCGATGGATGCCCTTCCCGAGTAGCTTGTGGGAAGTTCGCGGAGCACCGCGTCGAGAGCGACGCGGAAATCCTAGCCAAGCGCGCTGCTTGGGAGGACGCGACGCAAGCCTTGGCCGGTGTGGCTCGTTATGAACACAGAACCTTCACCGAGTTCGCAACCGCCTGCAACGAGCGCGCTTGGGTATCTGACAACGCCGACGCACTGTCGTCGGCGCGCGCCGCGGAGGCGAAGCGGAAACGCCAAGATCGCGACGCGAAGACGCGGAAGGCGAAACGGGCAAAGACCGTTGCCGCGTCGTCGCTAACGGCGTTTGATGACGAGCGCGAGCGGCGACACGCCGCGCTCGTGAAGGCGGTGGCAACCCCCGGCGCGCCGACATGGTTGCGGAACCTCCCCAGCGGCACCGTCACTCTGACATGCGACGTGTGGCAGGTCCTGACTGCGATCGAGCACCGCCACGGTGGGGAGGTCACCGGCGGTGACGTAACCCGCGCTATGATTGCGCTGGGCCGCGATCAGGGGAAGCCAGAGACATCGCTTCGTGTGCGGGTCAATGAAGCCATCACCCGCATTGGAAAACTTGAGATCGAGCCTGACGGCGCGCCGGTATGGGGCGACTTCGGGCGCGACGTAGACACAAATCCACCCCGTTCAATCGGACGATTTTTGAACGGGGTGATTTCGGAGGTTTTTGAAGAGGCTTGAGCTGCACAGGAACGTAAAACTGCCGTTTTCCACCCCGTACAGATGCACGTCGTCTCAAATTACATCATATTTCTGACGACATGTATGTGTACTCGCATCGAGCGAAGCGAGAAGAATCAAGCCGTAGCGTAGCGAAGGCGCAGATCATCGTCCCACCGCAGGTGGGGCGATCATCGTCTTAGGGCGATTGGTACGTTTACCCTCCCTTCGGTCGGGTAATAAGCTTCGCTGTCACTCCGTGACAGCTCGCTTTGATTCTTGTCATTCGAGAAGCGCACCCATTCGGCGGGTATGAAGTTTTTCGTTCCCTTCCTGTTCTGATCCTGGTATAGTCATGCTGTCATGTAGATCATGACGTTCCGGGGTGTTTCCCACTTGCGGCGTTCGAGGCGATCACGAAAGCGCCGTCATCTTGATTGCACCGGGCCACTAGCCGCTCCGCGGCGCTAGGCACCTCGAACTACCCGGACCGCGTGCGGTCCACGCCCAGGACGGGCCGCTCAAGTCGAGCGTCGTTAGACTGATCCCGCGACCACGCGGTGTTCCATCAGCTCCCGACCTCCCCGATTTGAGATCATCCGTGTCCACCGCCTACACCACGTCCAATCTTGCCGCGTCGATCGCATCGTGGCGCCAAGGGTCCGCCGGGTTCTTCCGGTTTCTGGACGAAGTGCAGCCGCGTGTCCGGTCCAGCACCGGCGGGTTCACCCCCTTCGTTCCTGGCCCCCGTGAAGCCGCGGAGATCGCGAAGGCCCTGGATGGCAGCGACGTGTCCGTCGCGGTGTTCTGCTGGCCCAGGCGGCACGGGAAGTCCGTCACGTCGGCGATGGTGATCGTGTGGCGGTTTCTGACCCGCGCGACCGAAAACGTTGCGGTTGTCGCCAACAGCGAAAAGCAAGTGGTCGACACGGCGTTCCGGTCGATCCGCGAGGCCTTCGAGCAAACCCCGTTGCTCAAGCGGCTGGTCGCGGCGGGGACAATCAATGTGCTGGGCGATCGTATCGAGTTCCCGACCGCCGGGTCCACGATCCAAGCGTTCAGCGCCAATCCCGCTGCCCTCTGGGGCAAGAAGCTGTCGACAGCGCAAGTCTCGGAGCTTCATGCCGCGCCCCGCGGTGATGAGGTGTTCGCGGCGCTTGCCGGCTCGCTGCTGGACACCGCCGGCTCGCTGATGCTGATCGACAGCACCGTCTCGCCGAAATCCAACAAGCTCTACGAGCTGTATCAGGCCGCGACCCATCCGACCGACCCCGACACGTCGATCGCGTTCAGCCACATATCCTACGCCGACCTGGACGACGCATGCCACAACGCGCCGCCCTGGATCAGCGAAAAGAAGCTGCGCTCGCTCGCGCGCCAGATGCTCCCGCACGACTTCGCGCTGTACCACCTCAACCGCTGGGGTGACGCGACCAGCGCCTTGTTCCCCGCCGACGTGCTGGCGGCATGCACGCACGAGTATCCCCTGGACGTGAAGGCCCTAGCCGCCGGGTCCGCATACATCGTCGGCGGTGGCCTGGACCGCGCTTTCGGTGGATCGAAGCATGGCGACCGCACCGTCACCGCATGCGTCGCAAAGATCGTGATCGATGACGAAGAGCACCTGTACGTCCTGGACGCCGACAGCGTGTTCCTGGGGCGCCTGGGCGGCATCAAGAGCCGCCTGGATGGATACCACCGCGGATACGGCATGACCCGTGCCACCCTGGAATCGTACGGTGCCCAGGACGTCGCTGATTGGGCCGCGACGCAGCCGTTCAGCTCCGGCGTAGAGGTAATCCACCCCTCGCGGCGGACGAAGTATCAGGCCTTCATGGGCTTGTGGCAGGCCGCGGCGGAACAGCGCCTTCACGTCCACCCGGCCTTCAAAGATTTGCTTTCGGAGCTGGCGGTGTTCGAGGTCCACTCGGACGGGAAGGCAACCGATGGCGAAGCCGCCATCCCGAAGTTCACGCACCCCCGCGGCGCGCATGACGACTTCGTGCATGCTGTCGCCTGGGCCGCGCACTCGCTGCGCCACGTATCCCTGAACCCCTACGAACTCGACGGCATCCACTGCAACGGACGCGGACCATCGGTCGCGGCGTGCGTGCTGAATGGCGGGGGGCACGTCCCCCTTTGCGCCCGCGAATGTCGATCGATGCGCGAGGCGTCACGGCTTTTCGATGCCTATCGCGACCGCAAGCCGGTCCAGCCGTTGGCGTTTGAAGTGTTCGCGACAACAAGAATGAAAAATATTGGCGCACACACCGTCCCACGATGAAAAACATCGTGACTTACATCGATTTTTGATTTATACTGCTACAGTATTTTCGGCTTTAAGGCTTACTGATCCAAGTGCTGTTTTCATCTGACACTGTCCGTATAGCCACCGCGTCGAAGGATCGCAAGGATATTTGCGCGCGTCGACTTCGGTACTATTGGGACGAGCAGTCACAGGACACGCTCAAGCTCATTGCCCGCCGGTGGTCGCGCCCCGAGCAGTTCCGCGTATTCAGCATCAACATGGTTCGCGCGATTACGAACCGCCGCGCCAATACCTATCGCATCCAGCCCCGCCGGGTATTCACGGGCGTCGACCAAGCAACGATGGACGCGCTCTATCGGTCGATCAACGCCGACGCGGTGCTCAAGAAGGCTTCGCGATATACGAAGTTATGCAAAACCGCGGTCTTGCAGGTGGGCTTCAACGAAGCCGCTGGCGTGCCAACGCTGAACGTCATCACCCCGAACGTACTGGACGTGCTCTACAGCGACCCCGAGCACCCCGAGCGTGTTATCATCACGCACGGCGCCACCCGCGCGGAAGACGTGACTTTCAGCGACTGGACTGCAACGGGCTACCGCCGCCTTAACTACCGCGGCGCGCCCCGCCGGATCGACGGCAACCCTGGCAACGCCAACCCTTACGGCGTCCTCCCCTTCGTCCCGTTGTTCGATCGGCTTCCCGACGACCAGTTCTTCCTCCCCGGTGGCGATGACCTCATCGAAGCCCAGGACGCCGTGAACGTCGCGCTCGCGAACCTGTGGCGCTCGGTGGAAAGCCAAGCCCACGGGCAAGCCTGGGCATCCGGTATCAGCGCCAACGAGATCCTACAGTTCGGCCCCGATCGCGCGATTGCGCTACCCCAGGGCGGCACCTTCGGCTTCGCTTCTCCCAATTCGCCGATCGCATCGATCCTGTCGGCGATCGAGTTCGTAATGCGCCAGACAGCGGCCACTCACGGCGTGGGCAGCGACGTCTTCGACCTGTCCAAGGTAGCCGAGTCCGGTAGCGCGAAGCACGCGGGCCGCATCGAGCTTCGGGAAGAACGCCTGGACGACATCGCGCAATGGCGCATCGGCGAAGCCCGCTTGTTCGCTGTGCTCAAGGCGGTTGTGAACACGCACCGCCCCGGCACCATCCCCGACGATGCCACGATCGCGGTCGACTTCGCCGAATTGATGGACAGCCTGACCGAATCCGAACAGCTCGCCAACAGCCGCGAGAAAATCGACTTGGGCCTTTGGTCCCCCGCCGACGCGCTGATGGCGATCAATCCCGATGGCTACCCCGATCGCACCGCCGCGATGCGCGAACTTCAATCCCGCCGCGACGAGTCCGCCGCACTCGCGCTGCCCCTGTAGGAGCTAACATGGAAAACGAGACCCCCACGCCTGACCCCGCCGTCGCGGAGCTTGCCGCACTCAAGGCCCAGCTCGCGGCCACCGCGGCCACCGTGCTTGCCGGCGTCCCGGAAGCTCTTCGCGGGCTGATCCCCGCCAGCATGTCGCCCGCGGAACAGCTCGCGTGGTTCGACACCGCGAAGGCCACCGGCGTTTTCGACGCCAAGCCCGTCGTACCTGCGACCGACAGCGGCAAGCCTTCCATCACACCGACCACCCCCGATCCGTCGTCCCTGCCTGTCTTTGCTCGCATGGCCGGCGGATACCGCAAATAACAATACAAGAGAGGATACCTTCAAGTGCTAACGATCACCGAATGGGCGAAGCTGAACCCCGATCAGCTCACGTCCGGTATTGTCGAGATTTTCGCTACCGAGAACCCTGTGCTCGCTGCGATGCCGTTCATCAACATCGCCGGCAATGCATTCACCTACAACCGTGAGACATCGCTTCCCGGTGTTGCCTTCCGCGGCTTCAACGAGGGCTACGTGGAAAGCACCGGCGTTGTGAACCCGCTCACCGAGACGCTTACCATCTTGGGAGGCGATAGCGATTTCGACGTTGCCCAGATTGCGATGCAGACCGGCGACAACGATACTCGCGCAATTCACGACGCACTCAAGGCGAAGGCGGCGGCGCTGACGTGGTGCCGCACTTTCTTCGACGGCAACACTTCCACGAACCCCAAGGAGTTCGACGGACTCAACCGCCGGCTGACCGGGGAACAGGTTCTGTCCGCCGGTGCCAACGGAAACGTGCTGACGCTGGAAATGCTGGACGAGCTGGTCGACGCGGTGCGCGGCACGCCCACGCTGTTGCTCATGAACAAGACCATCCGCCGGCGCGCTCGCCAGCTCGCCCGATCGGTCAATGCCCTCACGATCTCCACGGACCAGCTCGGCCGCGAACTGGACGGCTATGCCGGCGTTCCGTTCGGCATCGTGGAGGAAGACGAGACGGGCGCGGAAATCTTGGCCTTCGATGAAGCCCAGGGCACGGCGAACGCGACGGCCAGCATCTATGCGGTCCGTTTCGGCGCGGACACGATGCACGGAATCCAGACGAAGCCGATCGAAGCGCGCGACCTGGGCGAGGTGGACGACAAGCCCGCGCTTCGGACGCGCACCGAATGGTACTCGGGCTACGTCATCAAGCATCCCAAGGCCGCGGCCCGCCTCAAGGGCGTGAAGGCGGCGTAAGCTCCCCGACGGGCAATAGAAGCCACCCACATATTCGATGCGCTGGAAAGGATGCCCGCCGCGCGCATCGGAGTGGATGGGGCCGGGTGGCAACACCCGGCGCGGGATCATTCGGACAGTGCCCGTGCAGCAAAACCCCGAAAGCCACCGGCGCCCACTCTCCTGAAATGGGGCGCGCGGGTGGCAACCTCTTTTAAAGGTGCCCCATGCTCGCTGACCTCTTGCCGCTCATGACCGATACCGTGCGCCACTGGCGCGATCCGGTCCGCGACATCTTTGGGCGCGAAACCATTGTGGCACCTAGCGAGAATTGGAGCGGTAACGGCTTGTCCTTCTCACCGGGCCGCGGCACAGTCACCCTTCACCGCGCCCGCGTGACCTACAGCCCAGGCAAGACGCTTGGCGCCGCATCCAACGAGGCCATCGCCAACGCCACCGCGACCGTGTGGCTGATCGACCACCCCCACCCAATCATCATCGGCGATACATTCGAGCTGCCCGACGCAACCGCCCTCAAGGTGGTCCGCCTGGAGCGCCGAAACCTCCCCGGTGGCGTGCTCCATAAGGTATCCCTGACGTGACCTACGACGACCTGAACGACGAAGAACCAATCGAGGAAGGCCCGCCGCCCGCCTGGACAATCAGCGCCGGCCTGAACTCGTATGTCAGCCACCCCGCGGCGGATGCGTTCGCGTCGACCCGCTTGTTCGCGGACCCATGGCATCGCGCCAACGAAGGCGATCAAAGCAAGGCACTTATCACCGCGACGGCGCTGCTAGACCGCATGCGTTGGCAGGGGCGATCCGTAGCCCCGACGCAGGCACTGGCATGGCCGCGTGTGCCCGATCGCTGTCCCCATGGTTATCCGCTTACCGTCGCGACCCCACCAGCGATCGAAGCCGCGGCTGTAGAGCTTGCTATCCACCTACTTGCGCAAGGGCAGCTCCCCGGCGCCCCCGTGATGCAGCGGATGCTGGGCGACTCGATGACCATGTATTTCCCGACGATCACGGATGAGCTGCCCAAGCACGTCCGTCGACTGATCGAACCGCATCTGCGCGCATCGTCCGCCAACGTCGCGGAGGTCCAGCTGTGATCGATCCTATCGACCAACTCACCGATCAGCAGGAAGCGGACATCGAAGCTGCCCTGAACGCCGCGATCGATGATGCCATCGCCAGTCTGGACATCATGCTACTCGCCGCAATGTTGGGCCACGCCGACGACGATGGCGCGGACGCCCGCGACCATTACCGCGAACAGCTTGCTACCTTCATCGGCACCGACGAACTGGACCACAGCGGACTCGCCGATGCCCTGGACGCCACAGCCATGGCAATCGGCCTTGCGTCGTTCTTCGCCGCAATCACGGCATTGGCAGCGGCGCACGTCCGTCATGTCGCCAACACAAACGCCGCAGACGCCACCACAGCCCGCGACAGCGCCGTTCGCTCATTCCGCGCCGCCTACCTCCACGAAAGCGCCAACGCTCTACGGGAGACGTTTCAGCGCATGCTGGTAGCCCCAGGAAGCCCCGACAGCCGCGCGGCCCAGATACGTCGCATCACCGGCCTTTCGAGCAATCAGGCCCGTTCCCTTCACGTCGTGCGCGAAGCCCTGGTCGCGCATGCCGCGGACCCCCGCGCCGACGCCAACGCCATCCTGGCACCGACCCGCGGCAACATCACCGCTGCCCAGCGCCAGATGCTCACGAAGGCCATCCGCATCGGAACGACGCCAGCCCAGGCGGAAGCGATCCTGGACAAGCACGCGCGTGCCCTTCGCAACGCCCGCACCAAGGCAGTCGCCGGGAACGCCGCGCACAGCATCGCGGAAGCTGCCAAGCTCACGGGGTGGCAGATCGCCCAGCGGTTTGGCGCGCTACCCGCCGATCAGCGCCGGTACTGGCGGACCGCCGGGGACGAGCGCGTGCGCCTCGCGCATGCCCAGGTGCCCGCAATGAACCGCGACGGTGTGCCCCTAAACCAGCCGTTCGCAACCCCCCTGGGGCCGTGCTTCACGCCGCCCCTGGAAGCCGGTTGTCGGTGCAAGGCGGTACTGAGGCGGGCGGCATGAGCTACGCCCTGGACCAGTCCGCAACCGTTTCCCGCGCGATCAGCCCCGAACAACGCCTATTCCTTGGCGTCGTCGCCAACGCGGCGATAGAGGCGGCTGGCGGGCGCCGCATCGGGGATACGCATCGCACTATCCAGCAATCCGCCCGCGCATGGTTCGCGAACGGTGGTGACGACTTCGCCATGGTATGCACGCTCGCTGGCCTGGAACCGCGGACCACCCGCGACTGTGTGCTGGCGTATGTCGATCATGTCCAAAATAACCCCTGCACCGTCACTATGGCGGACGTCGCGAAGCATGCCGGTGTGTCGGGGATAACGGTAGCGCGGGCGCTCAAGGGCACTGGGCGTATCGCACCCGCTACCACGGCCCGCGTGATCCAAGCTGCCCAGGCGATCGGGTATTCCATGGGAGGAACAGCCAGTGTCCATTGAACCCCCGGCGTTCGATCTGGTCGTGGCAGGCCGCAAGGTGGACGGGCGCACCATGGAGGCGCGTCGCTTCCGATCGATCGGAACGGACCTCACGGAGCAGCTAGGCCGCAACCCCACGGCATCGGAACGCCTATTGCTGATGAATGCAGCGACGATCGCGATGCTTTGCGAGCAGGCTACCGCGGACCTCTTGGATGGCAAGCCGGTGGATCAGGAGAACCACCGCCGGAACGTCGCGATGCTGGGGCAGCTGCTAATCAAGCTGGGTATGGCCCAAAAATCGCGGGATATGACGAAGCGGGATTCCGTGGGCAGGGACGACTTTGGGGCGGCGCTACTAGATGTCACAACAAAGAATATTGGCGACTGATTATCAGAACGGATCTTCGATTTCATCAAGATACGTTAAAATCTGATCAAGCGCCTTATCTGCGCCGATCGACTTTCGGTAAGCCATTTCGTATAAAGCGTCCATCAAAAAGAAATAAGAATCAAAATTCAATGTTCCCGGCTTTGCCGAGGGCGATGAAATATATTCATCATTAAACTCATCGACAACATGACCGGCGGGTCCGTAGACAACAACGCTATACAAATCTTCAAAATTGTCGTTGACACCCTTTTTTAAATCTACGAACAGATCTGCAATCTTAGAAGATACAATTTTCTGTTCTTCGTCCCATTTCCAATTTATTAAATCGGACTTGGTACGAATGTAAAGTTTCTCTACTAACGTACGGTACTTTCGGATCGTATCACTCACTGTATCGCACCTCTCTGCAAATGCAGGCTTATCTGTCCAGCTAACTCATCATGTTGACGAATCATCGATATTGTCTTGGCAGTATCGACTTGGACAGTACCTTTAACAAGCCCTTCTTCGATACGCTCACAAAGGCGGGTAACATATTTGCTTGCGGCGACTACCTCTTCGCCCATCTCGTCGGTAAGCTGCTGAATGGCAGCGACGGTCATTATGGAGCGCCGAAAAGTTTCGTAACTATCTGCAACGTCGGCCCAGGCAGTATTCCGAAGGTGGCGTCTTGCCGCATCCAAGGCCGTCATAGCTCGGGACGTTTCCTGCGCTGCGTCGTAGGTAGCAATAGCTAGCTGTATGCGAGCAATTTCTTTGCTGGCGGCTTCGGCAGCATTCTCTGTCCTTTTTAGCTGAACCCACGTGATCCTGAAACCACCGACAGTGAGAACAAGTCCTAGCGCGCCAAACCAAAAACCCCAACCCGCTACCACCAAGGCGGAACCGGCGTCAAAGGGCCATGTGAAGATACTAAGTATGGCTCGCCTCCAACCCTTCGGCGTTGGCTAGGCCAATTGCGGAAGCGATGCAACGGATCAACTTTTCCAGCCCTATTCAACCTCGCACCAAGAAAATTGCCGCTCCTCCAGCCTCAAATGATGAGCAACAATCAGTCGCCGCGAGATGGCTACCCTTGTGCGATGGCATAAGCGCACTGGTCTTCTCGTCCGCCGTATCGGAAACGACCGATTACGAGCCAGATGCGACGGATGTATCGAAATATAGGTTGACGATAATTTCGATACGCTGGTAGTTACGATGCACGCTTTCGATACAGGAGTCGCACCGATGGCCCGCACCTTCGCCTATTGCCGCGTCAGCACCGGGGATCAGCACACCGACAACCAAGTGCGGGAAATCGAGAGCGCCGGCTACTCGATTGAGCCGCGGCGTGTGATCGCCGAAACCGTGTCAGGGTCGGTAGCGGCCATGGATCGCAAGGGGTTCGCGAAGCTTATGGATCGCCTTGAAGATGGCGACGTGCTGATCGTCACGAAGCTGGATCGCTTGGGGCGCAACGCCATGGACGTGCGGGCTACGGTAGAGGCGTTGGCAGGGCAGGGAGTGCGGGTCCACTGTCTAGCCCTTGGCGGGGTGGACCTCACAAGCGCGGCGGGCAAAATGACCATGGGCGTCATCAACGCCGTTGCGGAGTTTGAGCGCGACCTACTGATCGAACGCACGCAATCTGGCCTGGCGCGCGCCAGGGCGGAAGGGAAGGTGCTCGGGCGCCCGACAGTTCTCACACGGGATCAGCAGCGTGACGTGCTTGCGAGCCGGTCGAGCGGCGTGTCACTCGGTGCACTGGCGAGGCAATACGGTGTGAGCCGCGCCGCGATCCAGCGAGTAGAGAAGCGGGGTTGATCCCGCCACCGTTTCCATTGGAACTCGCAGCGATGTCCATGATAGTCCGAATCATGTGCCGCGAAGCGCGGACCCGATACGGTGACGAAGCTCGCGCATGTCAAGGGCTTCGACCTCATTTCAGTGTGACGCAGCGTCCCCGCGCTCTTCGCTTCGGATTTATAAGGCGCTCGGGTTTGAGAAATGACAGAGCATCACGATTCAATCGATGCGTCCGCTAGAGATCAAACAGCTTCGTCCAGCCAGCCCTCGACTACCGCGTTGAACTTGTCAACAATATCGGCGCGGCCGCACAAACTGGGTGTGGTAAGATAGCTGTATGTCTGCGTCACGGCTCGACGGAGTTCGTCTGCATGCAGTTCCATTGCAAATACGTTGACGAAGTCGCTTATGTCTACGAATGCAATATCACGACCATACGGCGCAAGAAAGCGTATCATGTCAGCAGGTTCTGCAAGATCGTCGTCGCTGTTTACGTTAGACGCGATGATGGTATACTTGCGGAGGTTCGCACCATCCATCTTTTTGCGGAAGTCCCCTACACGGTTCTTCCAATCCGGGCGAACGGTCACTTCAAAGGCGCGCACAAGATCGCCATTCAGCAATTCCTCAATGTCGCCGGCAGTCGCGTCGAACCGGTCGGACGCATGGACGTGGTGTGTCCGAATGTCATAACCGTACCGCTGGCGATGGACGAACAGTAGCGCCGCAATGAGGAACTGCTGAACGTTACCTTCGGACGGAATGGCAATCAGAGAATAAAACAGCTTCCGCGCACGGGCGTAGGTTAAAACGTCGTCGGAAACCGGCGGCAATGGTGCAATCACCTTCCGGCTTTCGGCGAACCGCGCCGCCATATAGTCCGCACATAGCGTTCGCTGCGCAACATTCAGGCCAGCAAGACTGCGGGCGAAACCGTCGAACCGCACGTCGTTCTGAAGCCGCGAGTTGGTGACGTTGCCTTTCCAGCCAAGATTTTCGCCGAAAGCCGTAACGGCGTTGTGAAGTGTGATGCTACGAAGACCTAGTTGCGTCGCCAACCGCTTGTCGCCGTAGGTGCCCCGAATGCCCGTGGGGATCGAATTACAGTCCCAGCCCGTATCGACCGTCGCATAAAAGACGAAGAACAGCGACGCTAACCGCACGCTGTTAGAACCGTGGCCAAGCTGCCCGTCCATCGCCGCGCGTGCCGCAGCGTCTGGTAAGGCCGCGAGCTTTTCGCCTTCAATGAAGGCGTCCATTCGATCAAGCGCAACGTCAACGGCGCGTTCGACCAACAGATTGCGGGGCATTAAGCGGCCACCAACAAAGGCAATGTCGCCTCGGGTTGATAGTGCGTCAGCGGTGAGATCGCAGCTCCTTCGAGCTGGCTTCGCAGCGCGCTACCAAGTGCGTGACCTAGCATAGGCGGAACAGCGTCGCCGACTTGTGTGTACTGCGACGACCGTGAGCCTGCGAACCACATGTCCGATGGGAAGGTCTGGATTAGCACCGACTCTTCTAGCGACATGCGACGCGCACCGGGAACGAACCCATCCCGAGGCGCGCCCCCCGCCATCAGATGTGCGGAATAATCGGGGGCGATGTCCATTGTATCGATCCAATGTGTCTTATAGCCGCCCGCAGAGGCCAATAGCGTGTGGCACGGCGCCGACAGATCGATAGGGCGACCGCCGCCATTGTAGACGTGACCAGCATAAGGGCTGCGGCGTGGATCTGGATATTTTGCGTAGACAACGGGGCAATCGGGTGGCTCGCCGAGTGGCACCGCCTTGTCGATCACGCTGCCAGACGCGACGTGAGGTGTGTGGCCATCTGGCCCGTGTGTTGGCTTCGGGAACCAGAATGTCCCGTTCTTCATGCCTACAATGATGAGACGACGACGCTTTTGTGGCACGCCGTAATCAGCTGCGGACACCACATTCCAAGAGACGTTGTACCCTAACGCCTCGAACTCGCTCACAAGGCTCGCGAGGTAATGAATCCGGCTACGGGTAGTCAGACCTGGGACATTCTCCGCTAAGAACGCCGCAGGACCAACTTCCTTCAACGCGCGAATAAATTCCGGGAACATGTTGCGGCTGTCAGCCGTGCCTCGACGCAAGCCGCCCGTTGAGAACGGCTGGCAAGGTGGTCCGCCGAAAATCAGGTCCACAGTCCCGCGATAGCGCCCAAACGAGATGCTGCGAATGTCAGAGTGGTGATGTTCAGCGTTAGGGGTGTGAGCGTCATATGTCGCCACCGCATCCTTGCTCTTCTCGACGCATGCGAGGGGGTCGATCCCAGCCCGCTTCATGCCCAACGACAAGCCGCCAGGTCCTGAGAAAAGATCGAGTGCCTTCATCGGATATACATGCCGCACCAT